GTTACAGCCATTTCCCAGCTTCTCAATTCATTTAATGGATCCTTCGTTGGTATTGGATTCCAATCCGGAATCGGTCAAGCACTTGGTGTGCTCGCCGTGTTCATCGTAATTCCTATCATCATAAATATGGTGAAAGCTACTCCTCAACAAGAGGAAGAGATCAAAGCTCAATATTTCCGCGAATATGCTGTGAAAGGATGGGCTAGTGTTCTTGGTTCATGCAAGACTATTGTCTCTTCGTTGGAGTTCTTTTCCAAATGGTTTTGGACTGTCGCTGCTTGGATATTTTACAAGCTCGTTGGTCGCCCACTTGTTACTGATGAAGGAAAGGATTGGCTTGAAGCAGCTGCTAATTTCATGGAGGAAGTCCATAACGTTGGAAATAAATTTCAAAAACGTTCAGACATGCCTCTTGATGAAGCTGATCGAATTGTAAAACTACATCTTAAAGGCGAAGAACTTCAAAGAGAACTTACAGCTTTGGGTTACACCAAAGGAAACTTTACTGGTTTCTACAAAGCATGCGATTCTATTAAGAAAGCTGCAAAATACTGTAAAGATTTTCTCGATACTGCCGATTCTCGTTATGAACCACTATGTGTTCACTTCGTAGGAGGTCCCGCTGGAGGAAAATCCACAGGAACCTGTTACCACGCTTCTATTGTACGAGATTTTACTTTCTACAAGATTCGTGGTATTCCTTTAGAAGACATTCCTCCTTGGAATGACAACATGTATTGGGAACGTAAACTCGGAGAGAAATTTTGGGCTGGTTACGATCCTGGCAAATTTGTCGTCGGAATGGATGATTGGTTATTGAATCAAGATGTTAAATTACTAACTGAACGAGCTGAAGAGCTCATCAATTGTGTTAACACAAATAGATTCTGTCCTATCCAATCTGATAGTTCGGATAAAGGCGCCGTTCCTTTCCTATCCCCAATGGTTGTTCTTACCTCAAATCAAGAAACTCCAATGAACCCTGGGCAATTTCAAATCCAGAGTCTTGAAGCTTTTCTTGGAAGAATTGACTTTACATTTAAAGTCAAAATCAATCCCAAATTCTTGGTTGTTAATCCTTCAAATAAACGTCAAAAGATTGACGATTCTAAAGGATACAACAAAGATGCCTGGCTTTACGACCAAGTGGATTCTATTACTTTTCAAACTATTGCCACAGATCTTACACCTGACGATGTTGATCGTCTATTGTGTGCTCGTATGCTTGTTAAGATGAATCCTAAGAAGAATCGTGTTGCATGGATCAGGAGTGAAAGAAAAGACGCTTCTTTCTTTGATGATATCAAAGCTCAAGCTAAGAAAACCAAAGTTACTGTTATTCATAATGGTGAAGCTTTGGGACAAGTTGAGACAAAAGAAGAAATTCCCACTCCAATGGAAGCTCCTCCAAAAGAAGAAGCTCCAAAAGATTCACAAGGCATGGAAGAAGTCAAACCAGAAGAGAAATCTTATGTTGATAAAGCTGACGACTTTGCCCTGCGCCTCACTATTCCACCTAGCCTTCAAC